CTTCCACATCTCTGCTTTAGCATCAATGCCTGCTTTGTCTGCTGCAGCTTTTAATGCTGTCTCATCTTTTACTTGTCCAAGATAATCTAAGGATAAACTATTTAAAGAATACCAAAATCTATTTTCATCTATCAATGAAGCCATAACCATTGTGTCAACAATGTGACCATTTATTTTAACACCATATGCTCTTAACCAACAGACATCATACATTGCATTGTGAAATAATTTAACACATGGTAATGCACAAACTTCTTTTATCCAACGCATCACAACAGTTTCATCAAAAAAGTTTCCTTCCTTATGTCCAAAAGAATAATAACCAGACCATCCCTCGACAGCCACAGCTACTCCTACGATCTCTCCTTCGCCAATCAATGCACCAGAACCTCTAGACTTTAATCCAGGATCTCTTGTTTCTAAATCGATAGCTATGTATTTATGGCCTTTGAGATCAGGAAACGATTCAGGACTTATCCATTCGGTTTGTGCTTCAAACATTAACTATAATCTCTCTCTAATATCATTTCTAAATAGTGTATTGCTTTCTTAATGTCCTCTTGTTTCCCCTTGAACGAGTGTCTGCATATATATTTTATAGCGTTTCCCTCTGCAAAAAGCAACTTGTTTTCGTTTATAAACTCTGCGGGTTGAATCTTCATACCACGATAATGTTTTCCGCCTACCTGCTTTTCTAAAGAATCGTACTCGACTCCTTTAAATATATCTTTACTTGTCATTTAATTCCTCCTTTATAATATTAATTTCATTGCAAGCTTTACGATATTTGTTCCACCAAATTACACTGTAAAAAAAATCATAAATTTTAGTAGGTAAATATATAATTATAAATATTAATCCTAAAATAGGGTTGTCTCTATTAAGTTTTCTAAGAGCTTTTTTTGAAATCTGTCTATTTTTTTCTACTTCAATATAACTTTCAACCCATTGTTCTGTAAATTTTAATCTTGCTTTTAATAAATTTCTTGTTTTGTTATTCATTTAATGCCTTTCTTTTATACAATTTGTCAATTAATTTATTTATACGGACATCTTTTTTTCCAATTACTCCTATAGGATGTGTTTTCATAGATTGTAGTTTATTTATTCTATTTAAATTTTTTTTTATTATTTTCCTAAANNGTCATACTATTGGTNCTCCTATTGTGTAATAATAATCTGATGTTGGTTGCATTATATATAAATTTTCTTTTGCTCTTGTGGTGCCCACATAAAACAATCTATGTTCAGCATCTGGATTTTCATAAGCAGTTCTATATATAAATTCATCTTGTCCCTCTGTTCCATAATCTGTAAACAAACATATGTTGTCACATTCTTTTCCCTTAGAACCATGTAAAGTAAGTAGTTGTATATTTGATTTATTCATTAAAGTATCTCCTCTTTCTAATAACGTTTGCATATATTCTTTTGTGTCTTCTGGAAAATGTAATTGTCTCCAGTCTCCCTCTATTAATAAACCATGGTGGCTTTTTAATTTTTGTAAGTCAACGTTCGTTTCTCGCTGCACGCTTTTGCCATCAGAAAAACCTCTTGCTACATGACCTTTTTTAAATACTAAATACTTGTATATTTTTTCTGCTTCTTCTGCAGAAACAATCGCACCTTGATTCAATCGTGTCCAGATTTGATACACCTCTAATATATCATTAGGTAAATGTTTATTAGTTTTACCACTAAATCTAACGCCTAAAAAATAAAAATGTTCTGATATATTATTTAATAGTTTATTTGTTCTAGCTAATATCATCCAATTACCTTTTGAAAAATTTATTTCGTCTAGTGTGTAGTTAGGATACACCATGCCTTCTGCATCTCGTGGCACCCATTTTTTTTCTATTCTACTAGTAAGTTGATTTAATATTGTAATAGCTTTTCTATGTACAGCTCTTGGAACTCTACGAGATATCTCTTGGTCATCTCTTTCTCCTTCTTGTTTCATAAAACAATTAGGGTCAGCGCCTTGAAACCCATAGATAGTTTGATCATCATCACCCGCCATATATGCTCTTTTACATTTTGATTTAATATAATCAAAACACTTCCATTGATGAGGACTTAAGTCTTGGGCTTCATCGAGGAAGACGGCATCGAGTGGAGGACACCGATCTTCCTCGACAAACTTGTTAATCATATCATAGAACTCTACCATACCTGTTCCTTTTTTAAATGATTTTAAATCTGTTTGTAATTGTATCGTAGTATCTACATCTATGTCATGATGTTTTTGTAATTCAACGGCAGCATCTTCTATAGATATTAATTTTGATCTAGAGTATTGTATTACCTGTAAATGCTTGTTTTGATATTTAGGGTTACCTGCTGCGTCTACTTTTGTTTCAAAAGATATATTTAACCACTCTGGGTATTCTTGTTTAAATCTATTCCATTTCTTACCTGTAAGTAATTGAGTATTAGCATCTATTCCACATTCTCTCGCACCCATAGCATGCATCGTAGATATGTATTTTAATTTTTTTCCTGGATATAATTCGGATATTTTATCTGTTGCTACTTCTGATGCAGCTCTACTAAACGTAATATATGCTATTTTTTCAGGATCAATATTATAATCATTTAATTCTTCTTTTAAATAGTGATTTACTAATCTATATGTTTTACCTGTGCCTGGTGGGCCCATTATTTTTTTTACTATAGCCATGGTGATCTTTCTACTTTCGTTGTTCTAGGATTAGGTCGTTCTAGTTTAATGGTAGGCATCCTTAATAGTCTTACAGTCTTTGCACCTATTTTAGGTGTGTCTTCTTTTGCCTCAAATAAAGATTGTAACAATCTCATAGTCTTTTGTTTAGGATAAGTTTTTTCTGCCCAAGATTTTGTTTTTAGTAAGAACTTCCAAAAATCTTTAAACTTAAAGTATGTAAAGCCATCTGTGTCTGTAAAAGCAATACCTCTCATAACATCTTTTAATTCTTTACCTGGAGTTTTATTTATATAATCTGCTAGTATTTCTTTTAACTGCACATCTAATTTAGATGAGTCTGGTGCAGGTATAGTTTCTAAATTTGCAAACAATTTAATTAATAACCTACGCCACATATGTTTTGGCACTGGCATCATTGGTTTACCTATTTGATTCATACAAGCCAAAGAAAATTTTTCTGGATCGTGTAGTGTTGCGTCGTCTACCTCCACACTCTCTCCATCTATTGATGCAAAGTATATTGGTGGATCAGAATCATACTTTCTAATCTCTGTTATCTCAGGGGCTGGTGCATTATCTCCAACACCAAACTCTTGTAGCGCACATTTCTTAGCATCACAAAAACTATGTATGGGTTCGTCCTTACATTTATAATTATAATCTTTACTGTCTAAGGAACCTATTAAAGTATTTATTTCTGTAGCATCTAATGGTGGGTCCATAAATTGTTTATTATAAGTAAACATATGTCCTTGCCACTCGTCTTTGTTTGGATATCTTTTTTTTAAATATACCCCAACATTGTACATACAATTGTTTCTTTGACCATCTGGAACACCATCACTTAACAATGTAATTAAACAAGGAGGCATACCTTTAAAATGATCTTTCTCTTCTTTTTTATTTTCTATTTTTAAATCATTTAATTGTGCCTCAGTTAACGCCACCTCTTCATAAACTTTAAAAAACTGTTCTAGTGTTAAAACATCACCGTTTAGTCCGTATGCATATCTAACTGTTCTTTCATTTGCGTGATAGGGTAAGTTTAAGAAACTACCTGTATCGCCTCTATCAACTCTTATGTAATCTTGTTTAGGAAATATTTCTGTATTTGCAAAACCCATCGCTGATGCAATCAATTTTAATTTAACTCTCATTACTGTTGCAGGTACAAAATCTTTTGTAAATAAAAATGCGTGTGCACCACCAGATTTAGACCTACAAACAATCATAGGTATATTTTTTTCTTTTAATTTTTGTATAAATTTTTTATGATCAAATGGATAAGTATCAATATCAATACAACCCCACTTAC